GATGCTTGAATGTCACACATTTATGAGATAATGCAGTATGGGATTTATTGATTTCTTACTGGGCACAACACCAGAAAAATCAGATGTACAAGCCAAAGCAAATTTGGCAATACCTTATTACCAAGATAATTTCAGCCCATTCCAAGCCTTTGGTATTAACCGCGGCGATGCTATGCAAGTACCAGCTGTAGCCAGAGCTAGAAACATTATTTGTGGAACTATTGGCGAATTGGGTTTGCATTCTTACAATGAAGTTACAGGTGCAAAAATTGAGGGCAGACCATTATTGAAGCAACCCGATCCAGCGTTGCCACGTTTTATTACTATGTGTTGGACAGTTGAGGACATCTTATTTAAGGGACATGCGTTTTGGCTTGTTTTAGAAGTTAGTCCAGAGGATGGCAGACCTGTCGCATGCCGCCGTATTGATCCAACCCGGGTAACATTTACAACTGATTTACAAACTGATGAAATCTTAAACGGCTTTTATTTAGACGGTAATTTGTGTCCTGCTTATGGTGTGGGATCGCTAATTATGTTTAGTGGTTTAGATGAGGGCCTACTGAATCGTGGTGGCCGAACCATTAGAACAGCATTAGAGCTTGAAATGGCAGTAAGCCGAATGGCTGCCGAACCTAACCCAACAATGGTTATTAAAAACACTGGCGTGGATTTACCGCCAGAGCAGGTATCAAGCCTTTTAGCATCATGGAAACAAGCGCGGCAGCAACGCTCAACCGCCTACTTGTCAGGGCCTTTGGATGTAACAACCTTTGGCTACGATGCCGGGCAAATGCAACTTACTGAATCACGCCTAAATACAGCTGCAGAAATTGCACGACTATGTAACATCCCGGCATGGTACATAAACGCCGAAAGCGCAAGTGCCACCTACTCAAATGTTTCACAAGAGCGTCGTAGTTTGGTGGATTTCTCGCTTAAGCCTTACATGGCTTGCATCTCGGAAAGATTATCTATGAATGATCTGACTCCGAGAGGCTCGGTTGTTAAGTTTGATTTAGATGATTACCTACGCGGAAACCCACTAGAGCAAATTGAAGTATTGGAAAGAATGCTTGCAGCTGGAATCATCGATGTAGAGGAAGCGCGTGAGGAAATGGAATTAGCACCGAGAGGAAATGAAGCAAATGCAACTTAATTTTGAGGGCCAAGTATTGGCCGCAAGTGTGGAAACACGAACAATCAAGGGCCTTGTAGTACCTTTTGCTAAAGTTGGAAACACCTCTGCCGGGCCAGTACGTTTTGAGTTTGGCGCATTTGGCGACATTGATGCCAGCCAGATTGTCTTAAACATGGAACATGACCGCACACGCCCATTGGGTCGTGGCATTGCTGGCAGTGAGGAAGTTACCCCTGCCGGTATTTCAATGGCATTTAAGATCGCGCCAACTGGTGCAGGTAATGATGCACTTGTAGAAGCATCCGAGGGACTACGCCCGGCATTCAGTATCGAAGCCAATGTGGGGGAATACGTTATTGAGAAAGGCGTGATGGTCGTATCATCCGCCAAACTTGAAGCCGTTGCTCATGTAACAAACCCAGCATTTAAGGATGCACAGATTTCACAGGTCGCAGCTTGCGATTCTGATGATCAAACCACCGAAGCAGAAACCCCTGCCGAGGATGAACCACAGGAGATAACAGTGGACGAAGTAACAACACCAGTTGCAGATGAAGTAACAGCAGCCGCTGTTGTTCACGCTGCAGCACCAGTGGCTTACACCAAGCCTCGATCACCAATCAAAACCCAAGCACACTTCCTAGAGCACTCAATCAAAGCTCAACGTGGAAGCCATGAAAGTGCAGAATGGATTGCACACGCTAAGGCAGAGGATGCAAAGCTTTTAACAGCTGCAGATGATTCCTTTACAACCAATCCAGCATTCAAGCCAATTCAGTACGTATCACAGGTAGTAGATAACCAGATTGGCGCTCGTGGCGCGATTGATGCAATCGGTACACGCGCACTACCTAATGCTGGTATGACTGTATCCATTCCAAAGATCACAACTTCAGGTAGCGTTGCAGAAACAGCAGAAGCTGCTGCACCATCCGAAACCGGAATTGTGTCTGCTTACGTAGATGCAACTGTAAAAGCCTACAAAGGCCTACAGCGTTACAGTGTTGAGCTCTTTGACCGCGCTGATCCGAGCTTCTATGCCGCGATGCTTGAAAACATGCGCAGAGTTTACGCACAGGCAACCGAAGCTGCAGTAATTGCAGAACTAACTGCAGGTGGAACACAGGCAACTGCACAAGATGCAGATTCCGATGGCATCATCGCTTATGTATCTAAGGAAGCACCAGCTGCTTACCTAGCAACTGGTGAACTTGCCAGCGCTTACATTGCAGGTACAGGTCAGTGGTCATTGCTACTTGGTGCAACCGATTCAACTGGTCGCCCAATCTACAATGCATCAAATCCACAGAACAATGCAGGACAGGCTGGCGTTGGTAGCCTCCGCGGTAACGTATTAGGTCTAGACCTTTATGTATCCAACAAGGCAGTAGCAACAAACATTGATGAATCAGCATTCATTGTTGTGCCATCAGCTGTTGCAATCTATGAAAGCCCAGTATTGCAACTGTCAACAAACGTAGTTACAACTGGCGAGATTGAAACAATGCTTTACGGTTACATGGCCGTTAAGACAATCACCGCTGGCGGAGTACGTCGCTTTAACCTGACCTAAGTCAGCGTTAGTTAGAAGTGTGGGGGATGCGGCCCTGTGTCCCCCACACACTTCATTAGATAAGGATTTGAGATGGCACTAATTACACTAAGCGAGCTAAAAGCCGTACTTGGTATTGGTGACATTTATGCTGATGCAATCGTGCAATCTGTTGCAGATAGCGCCGAAAACATAATACTTTCCTATTTAACTTTTGATGATGTGTCTATCAAAGGCGTATCACTTACAAGTAATGTTGCCCGGTTTTACTGCTACGACAACACTTTTGTAGTTGGTCAAGCATTAACGGTTAGTAAGTGTGGCGCACCTTTTGACGGATCACGCACTGTAACAACCGTAGGCAGAGAGGATGGCGTTACATTCTTTGAGGCTGCCATTACAAACGCAAACATAACTAAGCGCCATGTCATACCTAATGGCCGAGCAGTATTGACCAGTCAAGCCGCGCTATACGACACCACACCAGAAGTCCGGGAAGCCGCTTTAGCAGTTGCATGCGACATTTGGATCACTCGCACAGGAACACTAGGCCAGCAGGGTGTTGACTTCCAAAGCCCTGCACCGTACCGCCTTGGCCGTTCAATGCTTACTCGTGTATCAGGCCTATTAGGCAAGCACCTAGATACCCGAGGCTACCTTGGCTGATCTAGCAACATACCGATCAAACCTTGCCGGAACTCTTGCAGCTGCTGGCCGGGTTGTTTACTCATACCCAAATGAGAACATCACACCACCAGCCATTGTGCTTGTGCCGGGATCGCCTTACATCACAGTAAGTGCTATTGGTGGTGCGCGTTGCAATGTGCGCTTTGACATCACTTGCATAGTCAATGCAGCTGACAACCAAGCAGCTTTGAAAAATTTGGAAACCTTAATCTTTAGTGTCACCGACCTATTAGCCAATAACATTTCGTTTTTGGGTGGATGGTCACAACCCACAGTCCAGCAAATCGGAAACGCCGACATGCTTATCAGCCAACTCAACATAGAGATGGTCACAACCAACTAGAAAGGCAAGTCATGCCAGCAACATACATAACTGGTCGGAATCTGACTTTGAGCATCAACTCTGTGTCATACGCTGACCAAGCGAGCACAGTCACACTAGAGCGCGAAAACAACCAGCAGGTACTTGAAGTCCTATCTGGTCGCGCTTACAAGACCGTAGATAAGACCGCCACACTAAATGTGGAACTTTACCTAGACGATTCAGCATCTGCTGGCATCATCTCTGCACTATGGGATGCAGCGAACAGCGCACCCGATACATCGCTGGCATTCTCATTTGATGTCAATGGTGACACATTTACTGGCAACGTATTCCCAGTATTTCCAACAGTCGGTGGCGCGGCCACAGACGTATTGACCACCAGCCTCAGCTTTGTTGTTGAGGATGGAACAGTCGCAAGAGCCTAACTAGCAGAACAGGGCAACCATTATGCAATACGACGTAAAAACAAAACAGGGTAACAACTACATAGTGAGCGATGAATCAACATGGCTTTGGATTGAGATTGAAAGAGAACTCGGTTACACAGTCACACAAGCAGCTGAAAAGATGAGCCAAGGTTCATTGGATGTAATAACCTGCATGCTTTACAAAGCAGCCAAGGCTGGTGGGCATACTAAATTGCCAAGCCAGCAAGCATGGGTCACCAATGAGTTTGAGGGCTTTGAGGTGGTTGAGGAAAGCCCAAAAGAGAGTTAAGGGATTTGCTGGTGCGGATAGCAGTATCAACCGGCATACCCTTAGGCGATCTGATGGATTGGTCGCTCGCAGATTTAAGCACAGCAGTAACGCTGATACAAGAGAGGAATGGTCATGGCTGAGGGTAGAACCACAATTACAGTCAGACCTGATCTTGCAGATTATCGCGGATTACTAAAGGCACTTAACGTAATGGACAAAGAAGCCCAGTACGAATTAAAAAATGAGGTTTACGCAATCAGCTCATGGACTGCTAAAGGTATCCAGCAAGCTGGGTTTGCCCACCCAATCTACCCAAAGCAAGCATCAATTGTGGCAGCAAGTGTGAAACCCTCAAGAGATCGTGTTCCAACGGTTCGTGTTGGTGGCAGTAGAGGTCGAGTATCGGGTGGCGCTAACGCTGGCCAATTATTGTTTGGCAATGAATTTGGTGGAGATCGCAATACCTACGGAAACTTAAATGCTTTTCCTAATGGCGGTTACAGATTCCCAGCACGAACAGCCCGAGAGGGTCGAGGCAACACTGGTTATTGGATTTTCCCTACCTTAAAGGCAATGCAACCCGAAATTAAAAAGAGATGGTTTGCGGCTTGTAACAAAGTCATGGACAGTTGGGCAAGGTACTCATAATGGCCGATACACGCACACTCAAACTTTCATTACTTGCTGATGTCAATAAATTCCTTGCTGGTATGGACAAGGCCGATACCGGCACAAAGAAATTTAGTTCATCTATTGGCAAATACTCAAAGGCAATGGCTAAATCATTTGCAGTGGCTGGCGCAGCTGCTGGCGCTTATGCAATCAAGTTAGGTGTTGATGGAGTCAAGTCAGCAGTTGAGGATGAACTAAGCCAAAAGAAACTTGCCCAAGCCTTAAAAAATACAACCAATGCAACTGATGAACAAATTGCCAGCACAGAGGATTACATCAAGAAACAACAACTATCATTTGGTATTGCTGATACAAAGTTGCGTCCGGCACTGGCTAACTTAGCCAGAGCGACTGGGGATGTTACCAAAGCACAAAAACTAAACAACCTTGCAATAGACATTTCAGCAGCCACAGGTAAGGATTTAGAGGGTGTCAGCCTTGCCCTATCCAAGGCCTACAACGGCAATCTGGGAGCATTAACTAGACTTGGTGTGCCATTGGATGCCAGCATCATTAAGTCCAAGGATTTTGGCGCAGCAACTGATGAACTGCAAAAGTTATTTGGTGGATCAGCCCAAGCCAATACAAAGACATACGCTGGCCAATTAGCAATCCTTAGTGAGCGCTTTAACGAGATCAAAGAGGATTTAGGTGCAAAACTAATTCCAATTTTGAAGCGATTCTTAGAACAAGTAAACCTAGTTGCAATGGGCTTTGCTGGCGATGATCCTAACAAGGGACTATCTAACAAAGTAAGACAATTAGATCGTGACTTGGGCGGTGGCCCGGGCGGTGCTTACAACTTAGGCAAATCCCTTGCAGATGTTGCTGATGCTTTTGGAACTTTATTTGGCGCACTAGCTGGTGGCAATGCAACCAAGGGCAATGACAATCTTCAAAATCTTGCTGATGCCATGCAAAATGTGGCTGATGGTATCAATGCCACTGCTAATGCATTCACTCGATACAAGAAAGTTTACGAAAGCGTGCCAAAGGGCTTACGCGACTTTATGAATCCATTTACTCGCCTAGGTGATTATGGCAAGTTGTTTAGCAATAGCAGTGTTGGCAGCTCTAAGGGCGGATCAACCAATGCTCAAGGTACAACCATAATCATGAATGGTGTTATTGATGGTGAGTCTGCTCGCCGTAGCATTGAGAAAGTATTACAAGATTCATCACGCCGTACAGGTGCTATTAACCTTGCCGGGCTAACCTTATGACCGATTACGACCCGTACCCTACGGTTACTTTTGGCGGCACTACTACATACGCAGATAAGACAATCTCATCTATTTCAATCCGTATGGGTCGTGATGATGTCATGGATCAACCGCAACCGGGCTATGCATCAATTAGGCTTTGGACTGATGCCAGTGATCCATTGGATGTGGCACTAAGTCAGTCAGTATCAGTAAGCATTGATAAAGGCACAACAGGCACACAAGAAATCTTTTATGGCACAATTTCAGACATTGACATAAGCCTTGATGCCTATGGGTCAGATGGCTCAATTGCCGTTTACTCGATCACAGCCGTTGGGCCACTGGCGCAGCTTAACCGCCGTTTAGTAGGTGCGGCTGGATTTGCCAAAGAAAATGACGGCACACGAATCCTAAACATTCTTAGTGAAGCATTCCTAACCGAATGGGATGATGTAGCAGCTACATTGACTTGGGCTGGCTTGCCAGTCGGCGTGACTTGGGATTCCTACGACGCAGTAGGACAAGATTTAGTTGATTCATTAGTTGGCAACATTGATACACCGGGACAATACGAATTACAGGCATACAATGACGGCGATGCTGATGCTTATACATTGGCCGTAGATGCTGCTAACTCTGGTCGCGGCGTACTTTGGGAAAATGGCACAGGCTCATTGCACTATGACGACTACTTGGCCAGATCGCTGGCAACACCGCTTGAACTTACAGCTGACGACATTCTCGCCCAAGGGCTACGCACTGCCGCTCAATGGGGCGAGATTGTAAACGATGCAATCGTGACTTATCGGGCAGGTCAAGCCGAAGCCAGAGATGAGCAGTCAATCATTCTGTACGGCCAATTAGTTGGAACACGATCAACCCAGTTGCATAACCTAGTTGATGCCGAAGCGCAGGCAGATGATTTCATTGAGTCTCGGGCATTCCCAAGAATGTACCCAGAAACAATCACAGTGCCATTGCACTCACCAACGGTCAGCGATGCCACTAGGGATGCACTAGCCGCCGTTTATAACGGTTTACGAATCAGCACAACTGCATTGCCAACCGTCTTTGGCACAACCTTTGATGGCTTTGTTGAGGGCTATACATGGAACTTGACTCGATACACAGCCGAACTGGCTTTGACCTGCTCGGCATACTCCGAAACT